TTTTGTAGATATGGGTAATGGTGAACGACAACATTTATATAATTGTGTCAACAGAGACATTGTAGAAGCTTATTTATGGGGACGTGTTCATGGTATAGAGGTTAAATAAAATCACACTATTATTAAATTAGAAGGGAATAGTTAGTATGGATAATTTATATAAAGTAGTGCATCCAAAAGTAGATATTAGAGACTTTGTAGATTTTAAAGATAAAGATGCGGTAGTTGTAATGTTTCGGACACTTCAGGATGCAGAATGGTATTTATTGAAAAAACGTTTTAAATTTGACAAGCGTAATGACAGTTATATATTCACTAAAAATAATACAACAAGTATAGCATCAATTATTGATATGACAGATGGGACGACTATTAAATAAAAGATTAGTATTATCAAATACATAATTGGAGTTGATCTTATGCAAGATGGGAAAACAGTAACCGAACAGAATGTATGGGAGCATTATAAAAAGGTGGAAGCTGAAAACTTTCATCTCAAGAAACAACTCGTCAATAAGAATAGACAAATTAAGCAGCTTAAACGTGTGATTAGTACACTGAAAGCTAAGTATGAAAAGCTTACTGAAAATCGTAGACCTAAGTACAAAAATACAATTAGAAGAAAGTAGGATGAATATTGATGGACAGTGTAAAAGTTAATATCAAATGTGAGACAGGTATTTTTGATCGTGATGAAGTAGAGATGAATCAATATCTAGAATTAGTAGATGAAGATGTTGTTGGCTTACTTCCAGATAATAAATTCATTGGCGTTAAGGTTTCAGTTGAAAAATAAAATAGGTGGCGACTTACGCTAGAGGAGATTAATTTATGAAGAATTTTTTAATGAATGTAATGGACTTAAAAGTTTTCGATGAGAAAGGTAAGCTTATAACAAAGCTAGACTCGGCTACAAAAGGGGTACTAGTACATAGTGATCAGGCATCATATTTCGCAATTAATATTACAGACTTTAATATTGATATGATTAAAGCTATCGGAGAAGTTGAGAACAACAAAGATTTATCAGACTTTGAAAAAGAATTAACACCTAAGTCAACTAAAATTAAATTTAAGCCATTGTATCATAGTGAAAACCAGAAGAAGTTTAAGTTAATTGCTGAAGGGAATTTACATAATGCCCTAGGTGATCCATCTCATGAATTTAAAGTAGTAATTAATGAATCAGTTTTATCATCTGGATTAGAATTTGAATTTAGCAATGTTGATATGAGTGAGTATACTCATGTATTTAGTATTTATGTAGATAAAGATGGAAATAGCTTTGAGTTAGAATTAATTGAAAAATAAATAGCAGATATTCTAGAAATCATGAAAGTGGAAAAATTTGTGAAATTTTTCATCATTAAAAGCCTATAAGCGCTGGATATAGAATTTCATTTCACAAACTTTTTCTCAATAAAATGACAATATTATTTAATTATAAAAATACATAAACAGAATGGAGTAAATTAATTATGAAGAATACTTACATTAGCGAATTGTACCAAGAATTATTACTAGGATTGAACGGATTAATAAATAAGACAGTTGAGATTCAAAAAACACAAGAAAGTAACACTCATGATTATCGTAAAGCTTTGTCGTTTCAATTAGAGCTAGAGAAAACTAAATTAAGTATTATGCAATCACTATCTGATTCATTTGATACTAAAATCAAGAGTAAGGAATTAGTAGGGTACGATAATGATGGTCGAGAGGTGTTCAAGATTAAAGAAAACGGTGATGCTCGTTTCGTTGGAGAAATTTCTACCCAAGATTTAAAGAAATCGAATGAAGATGAAGAAGTTGCAGTCAATGACAACGCAGTAAGTGATCTACTCGATACTCTTTGGGAAGAAGTGCGGAAGGTTGTGGATGAAAGCTTAAAAGAAGTTGATGAGAAAAATAAACATCATATCAACATTACACTTAATGGATGTGAAACTTCTGCGAAACAATTTGCTACAGAAATCATGAATAAGATTAGAAATAATAAAGGTTGTAAGCTCTAAATAATATTTTGATTTTATAAAAGGAAATATAAAAATAGAAAAGAGGAATTTAATTATGAAAGGAATTAAAGGAATGACAGGTATGTGCGGATTAGAAGTATTGAACAATAAATTACATGAGCTTCAAAATGAGAAGGATATTCTTCTTTGCACATATGGTAATGATGTAATTTATAAACCTGAGCATAGAAGAATAGTTGCTGATATTCAAATTCTAAACAAGGCTATTGAAGATTTTAACCTAAAAGAAATTCATTCCAATGTAGAAGGATACGTAAAAGAAACTTCATACGACCAAAATTCAGGTTTGACAGTCTAGGTATGGTCGAAGGATGTCTATATTACGATGTAACTGAAGTTAAATAATATTTTGCTTTTATGAAGTTAAATACATAAACTTAAATGAAAAGGAAGGTAATTATATATGAAGAGTATTTTAGTAATTGTCGAAAATAGAGGTTTAATGAACGCTGTTATTATGGAGATAAAAAAGAATATAGAGGTTAATTCAATAAGCGTTCAACATGCCTCTAATCAAGCAACTCTAACTGGAGAAAATATAAAGATAAAAGTAGCATCTAATGATGTTTCAGAAATTGATAAATTTGGATATGATGAAGTTATTGAGTTGACAACCAAGAAACTAGTAGACGACATGTTGTTTAATTTAACAAAAGAGAGTATTTCTAAATTACTATCAGAAAATGAAGGTAAGAAGATTATTGGTTCTATAGACAATATTGTTGTAACTGGATATCCAGTTAGTATACATAGTAGAGAAAAAGTGTTAAACAAAGAGGAAGTAGAAAAGATGCTAAAAAATACAGCTCAAACTGGAAAAGTAATTGGAGAGGCATTATTAGGTGTACGAAGTTCATGCATTAATTGTGCTAAAGACAAACAAGATGCAGGAAATTTTAATCTTAATTCAATTCCATTACAACTACTTTCCAAAGTAAATAGTGAAACGTCTAGTAAAGAAATTGATTGTATCTTAAATACTGTTAAGAGTATTTTTCCATCAGGAGTTATTAAGTATGACAAAGAAGGTATTGAACTAATAAGAATTGAGAGAATCCTAGAGGATAAAATTAAAGAAAATCTAAGTAGTGACGAATATAAAGCATTAGAAATCAATGTGAAATTATTACAGAAAATAAAGGAAGGATATAAACCTGCAACATTTGTTGGCTATAAAGCTTAAATAAAAACCATATTTTATAAAGAAAAGTACACAGAAGGGAAATGATTATATGACAACAATGACCGTCTTAACTTCGGATGACATGTCAAATGTAAAAGTAGAAATTAAAAATGTTTCAGTTAAATATTATGAATATGATGAAAATATTCCAGAGCAATTATACTCACGCTTCAAGTCAGATACACCTTCAAAAATCATTTTTGGATCAGAGAATGAATATACGCAATCATTGATAAAGCAACTTTATGATAATGGATTTTATTTGTCTGAGAATGGTGATGTAATTAAAATTGCAGATAATAAAGTATGCTATAACACTCTAGAAAAGACAATTGGAGATAAACTAGGTATCTTTACATTAGAAATTAATGATGAATATGATGCAGAAAATACTCAAAACGTATTGTTGAAGAGTGGCTATATTATTTCATCTAAAGTTATTGACGGTACTTCGCATATTACAATTCATGACAAGGTAAAGTAAATAACTAAATACATAAAAATTGAAATGGAGGGAGTTTATTTCTGCAAGAGAAGCGCACAATTTTTAATTGTCATTAGAGCTTCAAATGAGATATGTTTTGTAGAGAATAAGCGAATAAATGAAGAAATTCACTAAATCATTGACAGTTCCAACTATTGTGGTATGTACTTTAGGATGGGGATGGTTCACATCACAGGCTATTCAAGAAGCTAATAAAACAGAAGATAAAAATATTCACTTATACAATATGGATGATATTAAAAAGAGTTTAATTACATATCAAGTTGAATCTTCTGTTAAGTCTATTCATACAGAATATGAACGGTTGAAAGAGGAAGAAAGGAAAAGGTTAGAAGAGTTAGAACGACAACGTTTAGAGAAAGAACGACAAGCTAAATTTGAACGTGAGAGATTAGCTAAGATTGAAAAAGAAAGAAAATTGGCAGAAGCTAAGAGAATAGAAGAAGCTAAAAAAGCTGAACAAGTTAGGTTGGCAAAGGTAGAAGAGAGAAAGAAACAGCAACAGGTAGAGGCAAAAGATCAACAACAAACTATTAGTGGAGGTAGTAATGAAAATGTGAATGATAATTGGATGACATTTAATGGAAGCTATTATGGTGCAGACTGTTATCAATGCTCAGGTATTACTGCAACAGGTATCAACGTGAAAAATACAATATATTATAATGGGTATCGCATCATTGCTTTAGATCCAAATACGATTCCACTTTGGTCTATTGTTGAAGTAAAAACTCCTAATGAAAGCTTCAAGGCTGTTGTTGGGGATACTGGTGGCAGAATAAAAGGATTTAATGCTGATATTTTAGTTGAATCAGAAGCTCGCGCATCTCAATTGGGAAGACATAACATTCAAATTAGGGTAGTTGGAAGTCTAAATTAAATACATAATAATTGAGTAGAGATTGATTATTCTTTCTCTGCTCAATATAAAGAAGGTGACATATAATGAAATTTAGAAGTAAGATAAAGTGGAATAAAAGAATCAGAGCATTAAAATCAAAAGTTAGAGATATCATATTTAAAAAGCCATTTTATAAGTATTTGTACTATCACATCAAAGATGAATTTACCTACAATAACAAATCAGCAATTCGATACTATATGAACGCTAATACTTTACGAGATGAATCATTTAAATATGAGCTAGAACTTTACCATAAGATATACTGTAGTACATTTGAGATCAAGTATTTGGAATGGTTATTCATGTACACGAAAGATTACATATCAAATAAAATTAAGAAGTATCCAGATTTACAATTCATTTATGGTGAAGATAAGTATGGTCTTTACTTTGAAGTAAGTTATATAGATGGATATTAAAATTAATTAATAAAATACATAAAATATACTTGAAATATGAAATTAAGATGTTATAATTAGAATATAAATAAGCAAAGGAGATGAGAGTATGAATATCAGCGATTCACTATTAGAGTATTATGGTTATAAATTCGTTAATAACAAGATTAGAGAAAATGAAGGAATTACATTTGAATATTACCTTAAACGAGAGTTAGGTGATTGAATTGGAAGACATCAAACAATTTGAAAAAGACTTAACGTTTGTAAGGAACTTTTTAGAAAAGCTACCTAGAGAAGTAGCAAGCCTATCTAAAGTAATTAGTTGTAAGGACAGAGAACAAGAAGATTTGTTGCATCATATCGAATTTGTTAAATTGCCTGCAAATCAAGGATATACAGCATATCGAAGATTACACATCATTAGAAACGAACGTAGGCAGGCTAAAAATTTATATGAAGTTGTAAAATTGGCAAATGATTTAACTAAAGATAAATTGTCAGTCTCAACATTAAGTACTGCTCTAGGCGAAATAAGAAAGATAATTAACAATAGCTCAAATAAAAAGTATAGGCCTAGAGAATTAAGCGATTTAAATTATGGAAACAATAATACATATTAAAATACATAAAGATTGTGGTGGTAATTATAAATTATATTGTGATTGGTACGGATTGTAGTGGAAAGACGAGTTTAGTGGATATGCTTTCAGACATTACAGAATTCAAAGTTGTGAAAGGATCAAGTTTTGAGCATTCGCAATGCACTCAAGATGAGCTATTTGAAAAGTTTTTAGAGTTCACTAAGATGGACAATGTAGTATTTGACAGATTTACTTATTGTAATGAAGTTTACAGTAAAATGTATGATGACTACGCAATGCTATCTGATGGTCAACGTAGATTTATTGAACGAGAGATGAAAGGTAATGCAATTGTCATTTATTTATATGCAGATGATGAGGTATTAAAGCAACGTTTCAATTATCGTGGAGATGATTATGTTTCATTAGAAAAGTTAAAGTACGCTAAAAAGAAGTATGAAGAAGCAATACATAAAATTGAACATTTAGAAGTAATTAAATTTGATACTGGTAAGATGACAACAAAGGAAATTGTTAAGCATATTCTACTTAATTATTAAATAAGAAAATACATAATTAATACTTATGAATAGAAAGAGGATGGTATTTTGAAAAATAAGTTAACATTAATTAAGCGTTCAACACCAACATGTCCTGCGTGTGAGACAATGCAGTTTATATTAAAAGAAGAGGGAGTTCCATTCGATACAATAGACATTGCTAAAGATGATGATGCAATTGAGAAATATGATTTATCAAGCGTACCAGTAATCCTAATAGACAGTGATGAAGGACAAGTAAAACTAAATGGAATTCAGCCGATTGAAGTTATCAAAGAACTCCTTGAAGAATAAAAAATTCATTTAAAGTGATTCAATAAGATGCATAAACAAGGAGGAAATAATTTGACATTATCTAAAACAATTAGGAAGAGAGATAATTCAATCGTAGAATTTAAACTAGAAAAGGTTTCTAGTGCCATTAGTAAAGCAGGAAGGGAGACTGGAGAGTTTAATGATGAAGTATCGACAACTCTTGCTCAAGAAGTATTATATTTATTAAATGGATCAAATGATGATGATTTATCAGTTGAGAAAGTACAAGATACTGTAGAAATGGTTCTCCTTAACTCTAAGTACAAGGTAACTGCTAAGGCTTATATTCTTTATCGAGAAAAGCGTTCACAAGAACGAAAGTCTGATATTTTTAAGTCTCGTATTAATTTAAAACCCTATGAATATCCAAGTTTGGTTGAATATAAAGAAGCTATTCAACACTCATATTGGTTACATACTGAATTCAACTATACATCAGATATTCATGATTATAAGGCTAATATTAGTGACAAAGAACGTAATGCGATTAAAAATGCAATGTTAGCTATTTCACAGGTAGAAGTTGCAGTTAAAAACTTTTGGGGAGATTTGCATAATCGTATGTCTAAACCTGAAGTAGGGGCAGTAGGAGCTACTTTCTCGGAATCAGAAGTACGACATAGTGATGCTTATTCTCACCTATTAGAAATTTTAGGATTAAATAATGAGTTTGATAAAATTCAAGACATTCCTGCATTAGCTAATCGTGTAAATAGTTTAACTAGTGCAGTTAAATATTTGAAGTCTGAAAGTAATCGAGATTTTACAATGTCACTAATCCTATTCTCATTATTCATTGAACACGTGTCATTATTCTCTCAATTCTTAATCATTATGTCCTTTAATAAGTATAAGAATTTATTCAAAGGAATGTCTAATGCAATCGAAGCTACTTCTAAAGAGGAACAAATTCATGGACTATTTGGTATAGAACTAGTTGATATCATTCGCAATGAAAATCCAGAATGGTTCGATGAAGATATGGCTAAAAAAGTTCATGAAGCATGTATTAAAACGTACGAAGCCGAGGTAGAAGTAGTTGATTGGATTTATGAAAATGGAGACTTGGAATTCCTACCAAAAGAAGTAGTAAAAGAATTCATTAAGAATAGATTAAATAACTCATTGAAAAGCACAGGGTTTGAACCATTGTTTGAGGTAGATGAAAATTTAGTAGAGCAAACTGATTGGTTTGATGATGAGATTATTACTACGAAACACGTAGACTTCTTTACTAAACGTTCAGTAAATTATACAAAGAGAACTAAGAGTTATACTGCTGAAGATTTATTCTAAGAGTATTAACCTTGGTATGTTATAAAAACAACCATAAAAACTTAATTAAGGGAGTCTATTATATATGGCATTTGAATGGTTAAATGAAAATAGTATTAATTTTTTAAAGGGTGGATATTTACAAGAAGGAGTCAGTCCCGAACAACGATTAAAAGAAATTTCAGATTATGCTGAGAAAATTTTAGGGATTGATGGTTTTTCTAATAAATTCTATACATATCTAAGTAAAGGTTATTATTCACTATCCTCTCCAGTTTGGTCTAATTTTGGAACTAATAAAGGATTAAGTATTAGTTGTTTCGGTAGTAATATCGATGATAATATGGCTAATATTCTATATACTCATGGCGAAGTTGGGATGATGAGTAAATTTGGTGGAGGTACTTCTGGATATTTCGGAAATTTACGACATCGAGGTGCTCCAATTTCTAACAATGGAAACTCTTCTGGTGCAGTTCATTTTATGAATATGTTTGAAACCTTAATCGACGTTGCTAGTCAAGGGAATGTGCGTAGAGGAGCATTTTCTCCGTATTTACCTATAGATCATCCAGATATTGAGGAATTCTTGCAAATTGGTACAGAAGGTAATACTATTCAAAAGATGACTCATGGAGTAACAGTTACTGATAAATGGATGAAAGAAATGATTGATGGGGATGCCAAGAAACGTTCTGTTTGGGCAAAAGTGATCCAGAGTCGAGTAGAAGTTGGTTATCCATATATCTTCTTCACTGATACAGTAAATAATAATACTGTAGATGTATATAAAGATAAAAATTTAAAAATCAATCACAGTAATCTTTGTTCTGAAATTACTTTACCTAATAATGATATTTGGTCATTTGTATGTTGCTTATCTTCTATGAATCTTTTACATTTTGATGAGTGGAAAGATACTGATGCTGTGGAAACTATGGTTTATTTCTTAGATTCTGTGATTTCTGAATTCATTAGTGATTTAGAGGATATGCGAGATTCCGATAGTGCTGAAAAAAGAAATGCATTCTTATATATGGAAAGAGCATACAACTTCGCTAAAGATCATCGAGCTTTAGGATTAGGAGATTTAGGATGGCATTCTTACTTACAGTCTAAAATGATTCCATTTGAAAGTGTAGAAGCTTCTAAATTGAATGTTCGCATTACTAGATTTATCCAAAAGAAAGCATTGAAAGCATCTAAAGAATTAGCTAATTTATTTGGAGAACCTGAACTATTAAAAGATTATGGAAGACGTAATAGTACATTACTAGCAATAGCTCCTACGACAAGTTCTGCATTTATTCTAGGTCAAGTATCGCAAAGTATAGAGCCTATTTGGAGTAATATTTATGTAAAAGATGTTGCTAAAGCAAAAGTAACTATTCGTAATCCATATCTTAAAGAAGTATTAAATTCTTATGGTAAGGATGATAGAGAAACTTGGAATAGTATTAGAAGTAATGATGGTTCAGTTCAACACTTGAACTTCTTATCAGACCATGAAAAAGATGTATTTAAGACTTTTGCAGAAATTGACCAATATGTAGTTTTAGAACAAGCGTCAATGCGTCAGCAATTTATTGACCAAAGTCAATCATTAAATATTATGGTTAATCCTACTATGTCGGCAAAAGAAATTAATGAGTTATATATTTTTGCTTGGAAAAACAAAATTAAAACTCTTTACTATCAACATAGTACAAATGCATCTCAACAATTTAGTAAGGATAAACTCTGCGTTGTTTGTGAAGCATAGTTTGATAAATTATTACATAAACAAAGATAATACATAAAAAAGGGGAAATATAAATTATGGCAACTTTCACTAACAAATTACAAAATATCGTTGAGGATTTTCAAATCACATTTGGACATCCTGCCGAAACAGTTCCAACATTGCCCACATTAGAGCGATTCACTAATCGTAAAGGTTGGGGATCAATTGAGGAAGCTGTTGAGCAATTATACTCAATCTCAAATACTCAAGAGGAATTCGTTAAAGCAGTAGATAAGTTACATACTTACCTAGATAAAGCTAAAGAGAAGCAACTACAGAAACCTTTGGTTACTAATAAGACTGATAAAATTGTAGCGTTAGCTGATGGCTTAGGTGATGAGTTATGGTTCTTACTTGGTGACTGTGTGGAAGCAGGTATTGATATTCAACCTGTAATCGAAATCATTAAAGCTAGTAACGATTCTAAGTTGTTCGTAGATGATAGTGGTAATAAGTATGCTAAACAAGATGAGAATGGCAAGATCATGAAATCAGAATTCTTCTTTGCTCCAGAGGAACGCATTAAGGAAGAAATTCAGCGTCAAATTAATAACGGCTTAACTAAGTAAAATTTGGTTCTATATGTAGTGGCTATTTATATAATATTTTAGAATTTAGTACTACATATAGAACGGACTTTCAATAAAACATGGATATTATTGAAAGTATAAAATATTGGGTGACGACCACGTCAGAGGAGAAACTATTTATGACAATTAAAAATCAATATAACTTAGAGTTAGATATTAAACGACTATATACTGGAATTGTTCCATCATTCACAAAAAGCAAGGTTAACGAAATAACTATTAAAGTTCTAGATAATGGTGAGTACTTTGATATTAGCTCGGTAGAAAAGGTGACTGTCGCATATAAAGATGCATACGGAAGAGTATTGCAAAAGACTTGTGACTTTATTAATCTAAACGATCATAAAGTTGTGCTAATTAATGTATCTAAGCTTGATATTGCGATAGGTAATTCAGATTTAACAGTTACATTAGAAGATAGCTTTGGACGTGCTACTCTACAAAGCTTCAAGGTAGATGTAATAGATGGATTTAATAATAACTAAAATAAAAGAAGGAGAATGATTATTTATGAAATCACGTAAAGAACGCAAATTAGAAGCAAAACAAAACGGAGTAAAATTTGTACCTCAGTACAATGGTACAGGAGTAGTATCATTTGAGGATTATTATGGAGTAGGAAATGAACGATTCAATAATAAGTTTGTACAGTTTCTAAATCCTGTTGAAGATGTAGAGGATATTAGAATGTCTAAAGAAGAAATTGATGTGACGATTAAGACTCATGGATTAATTAATATTGAAGCTAATGAGACAATTTCAAAAGAACGAAATGGGATCGAAGTTATTGAAGCAGAGGCGATTGTTGAAGCTCCTAAAAAGAAGAAAAATGGTAAGTTCAAAAAGGCATTGAAGAAGCTTTTTAATAAATAAAATACATAATTTATATGAGAGTGGATTAATTCTACTCTCATTACTTTTATACATAAAGGAGAGCTTGGATTGACCGAATTAAATAAAGCAGAAAAGTATCTGATTGAAAACTTAACTAGATTGGCTAATGAAGGATGTATGGACGATAATCCTAGACCTAAATGGCAAGACGGAACTCCTGCCTATAGCGCATTTATCAGTCCAGTATTTGAAACATATGATATTTCAAAAGGTGAGACTCCCATTACAGAATTACGTCCAATTGCAATTAAAAGTGCCATTAGAGAAATTGAATGGATTTATAAGGATCAAAGTAACGATTTGAAGCTGCTACGTGACAATTACAATATTAACTGGTGGAATGAATTTGATATTGGAGACGATTCAATAGGTGTTAGATACGGTGCAACTGTAAAGAAATATGACTTAATGAATAACTTATTAGACGGTTTAATGAATAACAGGTTTGGTCGTAGACATATCTTATCCATGTGGCAGAATGAAGATTTTAAGGAATCAGATGGCTTGAACCCATGTTGCTACAGTACTATGTTTACAGTAAGAAAAGTAAAAAATGATCTCTTTTTAGATATGACATTAACATCTCGTAGCAGTGATTACCTAACAGCAGGACACATAAATAGGATGCAATATTTAGCGTTTCAAATGATGATAGCTAAACACACTTCAATGAAAGTTGGCAAGTTTAATATGTTGACTCAAAATCTCCATATCTATGACAAACACTCTGATAATGCTATAGAAATGTTAAAGCGAGTAGAAGAATTAAAATCTAGAGAAGTTCAATCTCAACCTAAGTTATTACTAAATGTCCCTGATGGTACTAATTTCTATGACATTTCAGAAAAGGATTTTGAGTTGATTGATTATAATCCAATCTTGCCACAACTTAAATTTGAATTAGCGGTGTAAGCATATGTATAAAAAGGAAGGAGTATCAATTGATAATTAGTGAATGGATAGTTAATCCTTACTTATGGACAATTGTAGTGGCAGTTTTATTACTAATGGTAATAATCCCTATGAGTGTTTATTTTAAAAATTACTCTATTTCAAAAATATCTATATACATAGGCATAGGAATATTAGTTTTTGCAGTATTAGTATCTTCTTTATCAACAAAAGAAAAACATATCTACTACAATTACAAAAACTACAGTGAGGTAGAACAATTAGAATCTGATGGATGGGAAGTGGTTACTGTATATGATAACAAGAAAATCATTCATGCCAAGAAAACTAAATAAAAAAGAGTGAGTGTTCATAGAAGACATTCACTCTTAACGTGACTAATTGCAGAATCAGGAAAATTCGGTTTAGTCATCACATCTTGATTTTACAATTTAGAATCAAAATCAGTCAATTTTAAACTGGAGGAATACATGTCTATAAATATGATAGTTGCGATAGATGAAAATTTTGCAATTGGATATAAAGGAAATTTAATTTTTTCTTTAAAGAAAGACTTGAAACGATTTAAAGAATTAACTTCTAAAAATACTTATGGCTTAAAAAATTACATACTTTGTGGAAGAAATACATATGAGAGCCTACCTAAAGAATTACCAAATCGTAAAATTGTCGTTTTAACTAATAATACGAATTACAAGGTAAATAAAGATGTAATAGTCGAACAGTCACTTGAGAGAGTTATTAATCACTATTTAAGTGGAAAACAAGAAAAGGATTTATGGATCATAGGAGGAGAAAATATCTATGAACAGTCACTAGAATACGTAGACAAAATATATTTGACTTTTATATGTAGTAAAGCTAAACACGCTGATGCTTATTTTCCTTTTTTAGATATGATTAAGAAATTTAAAATTGTCGATTTTAAATCTGGAAATGAAAATGGATTAGATTTTGCATACATAACGTTTGAACGTAAAGATAAATAAATACATAAAGGTGTGATTAAATGGATAAAGAAAAAGATACAACATATGAAACTTGTATTATTCGAAATGAAGAAGTATTAGAAACATTGCGTAATGCTCTAGATAAATATTTTATGTCATTACCAGAAGAAAGATTACTTGAGATTGAAAGTTATATGTCGTGCGATTGATTACAATAATTAACACTGATGTTGTATTACGTCAGTGTTTTTTGTTATTATGTCTTTATAGAATACTAATATTTTGGAGTGATGGATTTGAGTCGTATCAGATGGTCTCAAGAAGAAAGTGACATGTTGAAAAAGATATATAAATATAAGACTGCTAACCAATTAGCTGAAATATTTCCTCAATATACAAATACACAAATTTTAAGAAGGGCTAAAAGATTGGGCTTAAAGAAAGACCCTTTAGTAGCAAAAGAATCTCGTGAACAAAACAAAATCATTCAACGTCAAGACTTATGGACAGATGAGGAGCTTAAACTATTAATGGAAGTGTATCCTAAAGAGGGTGCAATCGGTGTTCAGGAAAAACTAGAGAAAAAAAGAAGTATTCAGTCTATAATTTCACAAGCTAATAAGTATAATATCTGTCGAATTCAAAAAGATTTAATTTGGAAACAAAAATCTGTAAAAATTAATGATAGCGATATTTTTTCTGTGAAATTTATTTACAAAGGACAGTAGGTGATTGAAATATGAAAGAATTAAATGACATAAAAAATGTAGCAATTTATATTAGACGTTCTAGGGGCGAAGAGACAGAGGATTTAGTAAAACACGAACGTAGCTCTATTCAAGTATGTGAAAAATATAGTTGGAGCTACACTATTTATAAAGAAATAGGTTCTGGAGACTCCATTGAAGCAAGACCAGTAATGTGTGAATTGTTGGATGATGTTGATACAGGAATGTATGATGCTGTAGTGGTAACGTATTATGATAGGCTTGGTAGGGGTAGTGGCACAGACCAAGATATAATTACAAATATATTTCTAAATAGTAATACATTGATTATAGAGACTACACCATTCACTATCTATAATATGGAAGATGAAGCATCAGAAGAGATGTTGGCTTTTAAACAGTTTATGGCAAGAAGAGATTATAAAAACATAAACAAAAAGTTAACTCATGGTAGAAAAATGGCAGTAGAAATGGGGAGATGGGTGTTCTCATCACCTCCATATGGTTATGATTATAATAGAAAAACTAAAAAACTTGAAATAAATGAGGAACAAGCTAAAGTTTTAAGAATGATTTATGAAATGTATCTGGATGAAGGTATGTCTAGTAATGATATTGCTTGGGAGCTAAATAAACAACAAATACCATCTCCAAAAAATACTCTTTGGACTGGCGCAACAATATTACAACAATTAAAAGCTGAAGTTACGCTTGGTCATATTATATATAACAAGACTAAAGGAAATAGGAAATCTAAATCTGCTGTAAAAAAGAAATTCGAATATGTACCTAAAAGTGAGTGGAAAACCGTCTATAATGCTCATCCTGCTATAAAGACTCAAGAAGAGCATGATAAAATTTTAGAAGTAATTAAAAATAATAATACTCATACGAGGAAGAATAACATCAATATACTATCTGGAGTAGTTAAATGTTATAACTGTAATTCTACATTAACGATAAGAAAATCGAGTCATGATGGGAGAGATGAAATTTCAAATTGTTCTAAATGTAAAGAGTGTAGGGGTGGTAGAGCTGAATTAGTAATGGATTCAATTTTTGAATCTGCGAATTCTATAAAAAGGGCTTTGGAGCATATTAAAAATGACCATTTAAAAGACAAAGAAAAGGCGAACTTACTCAGAGAGATAGAAAAGTTAGATTCTAAGTTAGATATTCAATATAAAGCAATTGAAAATATTGAACTATGGTTTGAGGAAGGTAGGTATTCTTC